CACAACAAAGCCCGCAAACTTGCTGGCAGCCGCTCGCATGCCGCCCATCTCTTTGATGGACTCGGTAATCTTTTCGATGATGAAACTGAATGGGCCTGCCAGTTCTGCAGTCAGTTGACGGTTAAAGCCGCCGAACAAGGCTTTGAGCCGCGTCTTGCTGTCGTTGAAGGCCTCAACGGCACGCTCCTGACTCGCTGAGATGCCCAGATTCAAGGAGTCAAAGTCCGCAATCAAGGCATTGATATCCGAGCTGAACAGATTAGTCAGATCGCTACCTGAACGACCAAAGATATCGAGTGCTGCCTTGGTCTTGTCTGCTTGGTTTTCTACCTGACCAATCGCTGTGGCGATAGCGGCGAACTGCTGTGCTGGTGACAGGTTTTCAATGTCTTCCAGTTTGATGCCGATGGTGTCGAGCGCATCAGTGGCGGTCGATAAGCCCTGACGTGCATCACCGATGGTTTTGAGCATGCGCTGGAAGGCTTTGTCGGTTGACTCTGCAGCCACACCAGAAAGCTCACCGGCATACCGCAGCGCTTCCAGTTCGGCGGTGGCAATGCCCAGCGACCGCGCCTTTTTAATGAGCTTATCGAGGGATGCCGCCCCCTTGTTCACTGCCGCGACCACGCCCGCAGTGATAGCCGCGCCCGCCACACCCAAGCCTGCACCGATGTTGCGCAGGATCTTGGTGGCGCCAGACGCAAAGCTACGCAGCCGTTTTGTCGAATTACTCAGCGCTTTGTAGAGTTTGGTCGCATTGGCCGTGATAGGCACTGCGATGTCTCTTATTGTCGCCATAGTGATCTCACTGGTTTGCGCTGGGCGCTCGCATCTTGAAGAAGGCCAGCAGCTGGTCGGAGTTGTCTTCGGGCGTTTGTACTTCGGATTGAAGCCGCTCGAATGTCTCTTTATCTTTGAGCATGTCGAAGGCCATCCACTCGGAAATGTCTGAGCTGGTCAGCTCACTGAGTAGTGTGTTGACCGGCATACCCAACCGCTCTGCCAAAATGAAGCAGTAACGGCGAAACGGTCGGGCTATGAGTTTTTTGCCAGATCCTCCACGTCACCGTCGGTGATGTGGTTGAGTTTCTGAGCGGCATTGAAAATGCGTTGCAGCGCGGCGGCTGATTTCTTGCCGAGCTTTTGAATGTCCTTTTCTGAGAACATGAGCTCGCCTTTGTCATCAACAATGCTGGCTGCAGCGAGCTTGGCGCGAATGTTCACCATATCGGTGCCGCCGTTCTTGCCGACAATAGAGGCTTCAAAACGGTCACGGGCAAAACCGGACATGCCCTGAATGCGAACGGTGCCGCCCCACTCCGGACAATCAATTTCTTCGGTTGTAATGTCCTGACTGTTCAGGATTTCATCTTTGGTCAGTAAAGCCATACATCACCATTTTTTAAGCGGGCAGCTGCCGAACTTGAGTCTGGATTTCAACTTCATGAAGCATCCACACTTTCGGCAGCGCTGCCCGGTGTATTCGGGGCACTGTTCGCAAATCGCCATGCGGCGTTCGCGTTCAGCTTCGGGAACCTGTACTGCTGCCATCGGTTACGACCAGGTGATCGCGCCGTCAATCAGCAGGTTGTAGGTTGTTTGCCAGACACCATTGATGTCAGCGTTTTTCGGTGCCGACTGCACCACCGCATCAAACGTGGCCACATCACCTGAAGCCAAGGTGATCACCATTTCTTTTGAAGCACCGGTGAGGCGTGCTGCTTCCATGGCCGCTTGGCCTGCATCAGCCAAATCGGTCAGACAGGTCAATGCAAAGCCGCCGTTGTCGACAAGGCCGAGCATGCGTTCCACTGCGGTGCTGGTCAGTGTGGTGGTGTCGATTTCTGTGGACTCGCCTGACTCAAAGTCACTGATGGTGCGGTGGCCAAGGATGGTTTGCGCCGCCGGTGTCGATTCACTGTCCGTGAATGTCATCGTGGTGCCTTGCGTCTTGATAGGTGCTAAAGCCATAGGAATGCCCTCCAAACTGAATTGGCTTGTTGAAAACGGGTGCCCTTTCAGGGCGGGGGTTTAGGTGTATTTAAAGGTTTCGAATGTCTCTACCCACCAGACCAGTCGCTTGCTGGTCTCGAGCATGCGGCCACTGGCCCAGCTGATGGGTGCATAGCCGCCGGCCATTTCAAAGCCGACCAGCCCGGCACGTAATTCGGTTTTTAAATCTTCGAGCGGTTCGCCTTCGGCATCGAGGTCGATATTCCGACACGCGATAATCACACTGAACCGTTCGTTGTGTTGCTGCGTGGCGTGCATGGTTTCAAAGCCACCTGAGTCATCATCTGACTGATAGACAAAGGCGTATTTTTTAGATGCGGTAATCTCGTTATCAGGTAGCGCTTGCAGTGACTGCGCCGGTTTGACCGTGTCGAACGAGGGGCACTGGGCGGCGATTCGGTTAATGATCGGGACAATCTTCACGCGCTTCGCTCCAGATGCACCGTGACCCAGTTCTCTGTGTCAGGCATTAACCCCAACACAACAAACTCGTTGCCGGTGCGGTCATGCGTCAACTCACTGTCGGTGGTGATGCTGTTGGCAGTGATGACGGCCTGAGAGGTCTGCGCCGTCAGCCGTTCACCAATCGATACTTCGTAGCCATCCGAGCCACTGGTGACTTCAGTAAACGCTGGCACCATTTGAAAGGCGCCATCATTAAAGTCGTCACCAATGTCGAGGCAAGCCGCATCGAGGCCGGTGGTGTCAAAGGCCATGGGTTACTTGCTCGCCTTTGGCTCTGTCACGTATTGCGCCTTGCCTTTAGAAACAAGGTGGCAGGCTTTGAGCTTTTTAACAGTGTGCTCAGAGTCTTTCTTATGGATTTTGCCGCCAGACACGATGGCGGAATCTTCCAGCAGTTTGATTTTGCGTTGTTCGCTCATGGTCATCTCCAATAGATGAAATAAAAAAGCCCGCACAATGGCGGGCTTTTTAGTGGATTGCTG